AAAACAACAAAGGAACAGAAGACAACCGAGTCAGAAAACTCGACTACTCCATCCAGTTAAGTAAATTATTTTATGAAAGATTTATTGCTAATGAGGACATTAGTTTGTTCTCTCCTCACGATGTTCCTGATCTTTATGACGCTTTTGGTACTGAATCCTTCGACGGACTCTATGAAAGATACGAACGGCAGGAGGATATTCCGAGAAAGACTATCCCTGCCCAAGAACTTATATTAAGTATTCTCAAGGAGAGGGCAGAGACAGGTCGTATCTATATCATGAACATCGACCACTGTAATAGTCATAGTTCATTCTTAGATAAGGTGAACATGAGTAACCTATGTCAGGAGATTACACTTCCTACTGTGCCTTTGAATCATATAGATGATAAGGGTGGTGAGATTGCATTGTGTATACTATCTGCTATCAATATAGGTAAGATACAATCAGATAAAGAGCTTGAAGAGTTGTGTGATCTGGCAGTCCGTGGATTGGAAGAACTTATTGATTATCAAGAGTATCCAGTCTCTGCTGCAGAGATCTCTACAAAGGCACGTAGATCTCTTGGAATAGGGTACATAGGTTTAGCACATTATCTTGCTAAGTTAGGGTATAATTACGACTCACAGGAGGCGTGGGATGCTGTACACGGACTCACTGAATCATTCCAATACTATCTCTTGAAATCATCAAATCAGATAGCAAAAGAGAAGGGTAAGTGTGAATACTTCGATAGAACAAAGTATTCTCAAGGTATACTTCCAATTGACACCTTCAAAGCAGATGTAAATGACATATCATCACAACCTTTGGAGCATGATTGGCAGACACTTCGCACTGATATCAAGGAGTTTGGACTAAGACACAGCACATTGTCATCTCAGATGCCATCTGAATCTTCTTCAGTTGTATGTAATGCAACCAACGGAATTGAACCACCAAGAGGGTTCTTGTCAATCAAGAAATCAAAGAAAGGTCCTCTCAAGCAAATTGTGCCTAGTTACAATTCTCTAAAAAATAAATATACTTTACTGTGGGAAATGCAAAGCAATCGTGGATACATCAATATTGTAGCCGTGATGCAAAAATTCTTTGATCAAGGTATATCTGGTAACTGGTCTTATAATCCAGAAAATTATCCCGATAATGAGGTGCCTGTATCTGTCATGGCACAAGACTTCTTAGCAACCTATAAGTATGGTTGGAAGACATCTTATTATCAAAATACACATGATATGAAGTCAGATGAGGTAGAGGAAACTCCATCTAACGTTGTTGATTTATTCTCACAAATCGAAAACGAATCCGAGGAATGTGAATCCTGTGCAATTTAGATTAAATGAACCTATGAGTGTAAAAGGAATGACAGTGTTCAATAAGGAACACGTCGATACCAAACAACAACCAATGTTCTTTGGTGCACCTTTGGGGGTACAAAGGTATGATACCTATAAGTATCCCGTCTTTGATAAACTTACAAATCAAATGCTTGGGTATTTCTGGAGGCCAGAAGAGGTATCTCTACAGAAAGATCGTGCAGATTATCAGACTCTTAGACCAGAGCAGAAGCATATATTTACTAGCAATCTAAAGTATCAGATACTTCTTGATTCTGTACAGGGTAGAGGACCTGGTATGGCATTCGCACCATACTGTGCACTACCAGAACTAGAAGCTGCGATGAATGTGTGGCAGTTTATGGAGATGATACACAGTAGATCATACACTTATATTATCAAGAATGTTTATTCTAATCCGACTGAGGTTCTTGATACTATACTTGAGGATGAGAAGATATTATCTCGTGCTAAGTCAGTGACTGCAGCATATGATGACTTTATCAATGCAGCTCATGTGTATGATACAAGTAATCATTGGAAGGATGGATGGAGAGAACATCCTAACTCTGAACTCGAAGAGAAGGAACTCAAACGTAAACTTTATCTTGCTGTATCAAATGTCAATATCCTTGAAGGTATTCGTTTTTATGTTAGTTTTGCTTGCAGTTTTGCATTTGGAGAACTCAAACTCATGGAAGGTTCGGCAAAAATCATCTCACTTATTTCAAGAGATGAGAATCAGCACACCGTATTGACACAACAGATGATCAAAGCATGGCAGAAGGGAGACGACCCCGTGATGCTTGAGGTATTGAAAGAAGAAAAGGATACTGTTATAGCAATGTTTGAAAATGCAGTAGCAGAGGAGAAAGAATGGGCACAATATCTATTCAAAGATGGTACAATGATTGGTTTGAATGATAAACTACTTGTCAAATATGTAGAGTGGATTGCAAACAAGAGAATGAGAGCTATAGGTTTAGATCCAATCTATGATGCACCAATCAAAAACAATCCTCTCCCATGGACAGAGCATTGGATATCATCTAAAGGATTGCAGGTTGCACCACAAGAAACAGAGGTAGAATCTTATGTTGTAGGTGGTATTAAACAAGATATGAAGAAGGATTCCTTTAGTGGATTCAAATTGTGAAGATCGGAAGCAAAAGATCTATACAACAATTCAATAGTAATTTTTTTTATAAGTTCCAAGCACCAAATGCTGAAGAATTTATAAAAGAAATACAATTATGTTCCACTGAGTATGTTGATAATTCTTTATTTTCTTGGGGAGAAAATTCCGATTCTGATAAAGTTCCTGTAGACTCAGAACTAGGTCGATGCTTGGTAAAACCAAGTGTCGATTTTTTATTGGAAGAGATAGGTGTGAAAGTCAGTCCAAAATATGATAAACCTTGGATAAACCTGTACTCTCGTGGACAATATCAAGAGATACATGATCACAATGATTTTGATTTTGCTTCAGTATTCTTTTCAAATCATGGAGATGATTTTTCAAATTTATATTTTTACGATAGGAACTCTGGAAACCTATCAAGAGGAGTTAGAAAAATAATGAAATCAATTTCTACTTATAAAATAAATATAACAGCAGGGGATATAATTTTCTTTCCTGGTCATATGTTACACGGGGTGAGTCCTCACAAGAGTGACATTGTTAGAAAAACTTTTGCTATAAACTTTAATATTTGATAATGAATTACATTTTTGATGTTGATGGTACTCTGACTCCTAGTAGACAAAAGATTATCCATGAATTTTGGGCACCGTTTCTAATATTTTGTCGTAACCATAATGTTTATCTTGTTACTGGTAGTGACAGAGAGAAGACAGTGGAGCAAGTAGGGTTAGATATATTTTACACAGCAAAACGAGTATACAATTGTTCTGGTTCTGATGTATATGTTAAAGATGAAAATGTTTATAGAGATGATTGGACATTACCTAATGAAGTAGAGAAATTTTTGTTAGATGAATTAGATTACAGTTGTTTTCCTATACGTAATGGGTTACATATAGAACATAGACCTGGTACTGTCAATTTTAGTATATTAGGTAGAGGGAAAGACCCTAGTGTTGGTAGGGATGAGTATATAAAATGGGATAAGGAAAGACTTGAACGACAGGATATAGCAGATAGAATAAGAAAACAATTTCCAGATTTATATGTTGCCCTTGGAGGTCAAACAGGTCTTGATATAGCACCTAAAGGAAGAGGAAAGGAACAGATTCTAAGAGATTTTCCTGATGGTAATATAAAATTCTTTGGTGATAAGATGGATGAAGATGGAAATGATTATACATTAGCAAAAGAAATACGTGAAAGAAATTTAGGAACTACATACCATGTATACGATTACAAACATACGTGGGAATTGTTAGAATATGAAGCCACAGTCAGCGAAAGCCAAAGGTAGGAAACTACAACAGTGGGTACGAGACCAATTGATAGAGCATCGTGAGATACATCCAGAGGATATAGAGTCTAGGAGCATGGGTGCAGGTGGTGAAGACCTGATAATGGCACGAGATGCTAGACAAAAGTTTCCATACAGTATAGAATGTAAGAACCAAGAGAAGTTGAATGTCTGGGATGCATATGAACAAGCATGTGCAAACTCAGGTGACCACGAACCTATCGTATTCATCAAGAAGAACGGTAAAAAACCCTTGGCAGTTGTAGATGCTGAACACTTTATCAATGGAACAGGAACTTAGACAAATAATTTTACCTATCCTTATAAAAAATATGGATAGTAATGCACACATATATAAATGTGCAGATCAATTAGTAGAATCATTATGCAAAAAATTGTCAACACAATTGCAATCTTATCAGGTGTCGGAGTCCTAGCAATCGTAGGAGCAGGTGGGTACCTTTATCTAAATAAAGATGCCTTGATAGAGAAGGCAAAAGAACAGATCTTGGAACAGGTTACAGGTGGTCTAGGAGGAATGATAGGCGACTCAGTACCTGATTTTACAGGACCTGCACTTTCTCCAGGTACTTCTTTACCAGATTCTCCATTATAAAAAATGTTATCAACCCAATATCGTCTTAGATTGCAAGCAATCTGTAAAGACATTGCCTCTGGAACAGAGGTCAGTATGCAAGACATGATATGGGCACAGAAAATAGCAAAAGTAAATACCACTGCAAGAGGTATGCTAAAACAGGCTCGTCGGTTGAGTACAAATCCTGACGAGTCTTTTCTTAATAGCTTGAATATAGGAGACCCCGATTCAAGTAACCATCGTAGGGGTTTCGGTAGTCCAGATGAAGTAGTGGACTGGTTTCACCAAGAAAGATCAGATGATTGGAGGCAACGTGACTGAAGAAAACAAACCAAGAATTACAATCAACAAAGAAGAAGTTGCTAAGATAGCGAAGCAGTACAAGAAAATCAAAAAGTACCAGAAGTCTACCATTCATGCAATTAAGAAATTGCAAGGTTGATTATGAGACTAGGAGTTATGTGTTCTGGTGAAGGTACTAACTTCCAGAACTTAATTACATATCCTCAGATGAAACATGAGATTGTGTTAATGATACACAATACAAAGAAATGTGGTGCTGTAGAGAGAGCAGCAAAGTATGGTATCCCTCATTGTAGGGTTCCACATAAAGATGAAGATAAAATGATTGCTTTGTTTGAAGCATACAGGGTAGATTTAATAGTTTTAGCAGGGTATATGAGAGTTCTTAGGAAACCATCTGAGTTTCCATGTCCTATTATAAATATACATCCATCACTACTACCTAAGTACAAGGGTTTATATGCAGTAGAACAAGCGTTAGAATCAGGTGATAAAGAGACTGGATGTACTGTTCATTATGTCAATGAGGAACTTGATGGTGGTGATATAATAGATCAATCAAGGGTTCCCATTTGTCCTGATGATACGGTTGAGACCTTGACTCAACGTATTCAAAGAGCAGAATACACACTTTTACCTCTGGTTATAAAGAATACTAAATAGGTCAGCATGTTATTATATTATGACAGATTCAGAAAAAAAAGAACCTAAAAAAGGTATTGTTGGTAAGATAAAGGAAGTAGCTGAAGATAAGGAGGAGCAACTTCAATACTTAGCGACACTGATAAGAGTGATAGTCCTTGTGTGGTCCGCAGGAATTTTAACTTTAAACTATGTCAAAATACCAGGTTATGAGAGAGGAGAAAGAATTGATCCGACCTTCATAGCTTCGGTGTTTACTGGAACATTAGCTACATTTGGCGTTCAGGCAGGGAATGGTAAGAAAAAGAATGCAGACGGTGGATCTGCTAATATATCTAAAAAGGATATGGAGTTTCTTATTGCTAAAGCATCTGAAACCGCCCCTGCTCAGACTATTAGGATAGAGCAAGGACCTGTAAAAATTGTACCTGATCAAAAAGTATGAAAAAGTGGATTGGGTTGAGTCTTGGGACTCTCTTTGGTATTTCTCATGTTGCTATGATAGGACTTCTCTCAAAGAAGAGTGAAATTCCTTTGATATCTCCTCCTGTAGGTCCGTATACATCTTACGTTATCTCAGCAAGCAAAGAAGGTTATAAGATAAGTTACGTTGGTAATGATCCGAAGACGATGTATAGAACAACTAAGATCAAAGAGAAAGGTGGTTTCTTAGGATTAGGAAATGAGAATAAGGAGATCGTTGAAGAGTACACGATGGATGGTGATGTGCATATACAAAAAGAATATCAAATAAATCAAATAAATGGAGGGGAAAATAATCCAATAGCCAGTAACAAAAGCGAAGCATGTATCAAAGCAATTGGAAGTGCAGAAGGCACAGGACGTTTGGTGGGTACATCGATTGGTGCTAGTGCTGCTCCTACTCTTAGTACTATCCCCTTTGTTGGTTGGGTTGCTGCTGGTTGGGTGGCAATGTTTGGTGGTAATCAGGGAGCTGATATAGGTGGTAACATGGCAGAGGATTTGAATAAGAATTGTTGACTTGATAGATTATTATGATAGAATTTGACTATGGAAACACATAGAAAAACACTGTTGCATCTTCTAAAAGAAAGAGCATACAGGCATGGAAAATTTACTTTATCTTCTGGATTAGAGTCTGAACACTACATTAATTGCAAACCTGTTACATTATCATGTGAAGGTAATGCTTTATTATCTGCTCTCATGATAGAAGAGATAGAGAAAGATGCAGTTGCAGTTGGAGGATTGACTCTTGGTGCTGACCCACTTGTGTGTGGTGTTGCACAGAGAGCATACTATTCAAGTCATAGACATGTTGATGCTCTGATCGTAAGAAAGAATCCAAAGGGATATGGTACAAAAGAAGTCATCGAAGGTAACAAACCACCCAAAGGATCTCTTGTCACAGTCTTAGAAGATGTCACTACCACAGGCAGTAGTGCTCTCAAAGCAGTGAACGTTTTGAGAGATACAGGTTATGTTGTCAATCGAGTTGTCGCAATAGTTGATAGGCAAGAGAGTCACAAAATATGGGAGACTAATCAGTTAGAATTTGTATCATTGTTTACAATTCAAGATGTTATAAATGAATGTGTTTGAGTCCACACTGAACTAGGCACAATTACTCAATCTGTGCTATAAATATATGCAGTATGGGATTGAAAGATCATGCCCCTGACTCAACAAAGACATTACACCGTCGGTTATCACGACACACAACAGCATCATTACGAGATATGTGAATATGCCATGAGTGCATATGATGCAATAGAACATTTAAAAGAGGATGTATCCTATCTAAAGGAGCATCCTCATTTTATTGACTACTGCAAGAACGAAGAGGTTGATAACATCTCTCGTCTTATGGCATCTGGCATTCCAATGGGACATTAATTATGAAAGATGCAAAAACATTTAGATTCTCATATCTACTACAAGGATGGTGGTTAGTATTCATAATAATTGGAATTGCTTTAGGACCTTCAGTTGCATATACTACATAAAGCAATGGTAGTCTGGGGTGTCATGTGGATGCTTGCCATACTTCTTGTTACAGTTTCATGGTACATCTACTATATACTTCGTATGTCATTCATGGAGATGAAAGATGGCGAAGATGTATCCGCCAAGTCGGAAGAGTTGCTATAACTTTAGAGTTGTAAAGATCAACAGAGTTGTAGATGGTGACACCATTGATGTTACCATTGACCTTGGGTTTGATCTTATGAAGAAAGAAAGAGTTCGTATAGCAGGTGTAGACACACCTGAAAAAAGGACAAGAGATTTAGAAGAGAAGGAACTTGGTATAGATGCAACCAACTGGATGAAAGAAAAACTAGAGGGAGCAATCAAAGGAGATGATGAACTTACTATCAGAACCGAACTCAAAGGTGGCGTTGGTAAGTATGGTAGGCTTCTTGGTTGGTTATACATTGGCGATGTGGATGTATCACTCAATGAACAAATGATTAGTGAGGGATATGCATGGGAGTATGATGGTGGTACTAAAAAGAAAGACTTTCAAGAACTTAGAGATATAAGAGGGATATGAATGACGTAACAATATTCATTTACTTAGTATTTTTTGTGTCTCTTTGTGGTGCAACGTTTGCATTCATGTGGAGAATGACAGGTGCTGTATTACAAGATGTAAGAAAACCACCACGTACAGTGCATCCTGAGATGAAAGATGTACAAAATGGTGAAGAACTTTTAGTATTCAAGGTGAAAGATGACAATTCCACAGATTACAATTCCTAATTCGCAAGTCAAAGAATTAAATATACCAAACGTATGGGGTGTAGATCATAATCTATTGCACCCACAGATTCCTTATGTCCCTGTAACTGTAGATATTGGTAAACCGATTGTAGATATACCTGGATGTGTTGAGGCACACGAACTCAATAAGACTCAGGAAGGTGGTACAAAGAATAAACAACTAGCACTGGATGATGATACTGTCACCTTTTGCGACGCTGGTACACCATCATTCAATTCGATGGACTATACACCAGAACAACTTACTATAACTCAAGATATACCACCACCTGCTGTTGAACCTCCACCAGATCCACCATCAGGAACAGATGTACAACCACCTAAGATACCTGAAACTGAGGTAGAGTGCCCTGCACCTAATCAACCACGAGTGGGTGACCTGACTCAGAATGGAGAAGAGAAGGTTATAGGTCATGAAATACAAGGCACTACTTGTGTGGTGTTGTATGAACCTACGACAACTGCTGAGAAATTTTTACCATCTACAAATCAAGCCACGACTACAGCAGCAATAGCCATAGTGGCAACAGCATCTGCTGCAGCAACACCACTCTTGTTACGACTTATAAAACCTGCCATCAAAAAACTCACGACCACTGTCCAAAAGAAACTTGGAAAGCATCGTGAGTTGTCTAGGTCTGAGATACGTTCTAATGAATACCGTGCTAAGAAGGGTCTTCCTCCTTTGAAGATCCGATAGAAATAGTTTCTAAATCACTTGCATTACCTGTTGCAGGTATTTCTATTTTATGCATATGTTGACCAACAACGCCAGGTGGATTTATTAGCATTACATCTTCACATACCTTTGCATATTGTGACTTTGGATGGAACACAATTCCAGCTTTCATTAGTTCTCCACAATTCTTGAGTCTTGCTATTTCAAAATCTAATCTTTTATTTGCTGTTGCTTGGTTGACATTATTGATTACTGCTTCTGCTGCTGCCTTACACTGTGCTTGTAATTGTTTATCTAAAGGAAACGAAAAGGTTGCAGAGAATCCTAGATTTACGTTTTGGTTTGCCTTCTGCCCTGTGCGAGTAGGGATATGATAGAGGATCTCACCAGGAGAATCAGGGATACCATCATCATCGTTGTCAGCATTATTATATACGGGATCATTATACCATGGTTCGTAAGGATCTGACCAAGTTCCAGTTCGTGTGACATAAGGAGTAAAATTTGCGGTAGGACCTTGACATTGAACACCACCTCCGTATGTGTTCGTAATATAAGGTCCTTGTAATACTTGAATTGCCTGGTTCGTGACTGAGCCAGAAGAATTCGCAACGGGGTTTGCGGTTGCTGATACACCACCTACATCTGTTGCCATAACGGGAGTTATGTTACCAAAACCTACTGCTATTGCGAGAAGATACTTGTTGATGTGGTGACGGATTGTATGGTTTGGGTGCGATTTATTATGGTATGAGTCTGAAGACCTGGAGCTACATAGTGTTCCGTGAATTGGAAGGGTTGACCTGTTACAGTCTGTGTCCAATTCGGTTTGTTGTTCACATCTAGTCCTGTCCATGATGAAGTTACTCCATTCAATGTATTTGATTGAGCAGTACCTACGTCAGGTGTCATGCTCGTTCCATCGTGTTGGACATTTGTCCCACTCACTGAATATGTCCAGCCAGTCGAGTAGTCCATCGAATTAATGGTTTCTGTTACCGTGCTAGTGGTTTCCGTGGTTGAGGTCATAGAACCCTGGGTGAAATTGGGGACCACAGGCACAGCCACCGCATTCGGTGCACTGGCAAGGGCAATAACACCCACAACTATCGCACGATAAAGTCTCATATGTTACCATAACTCCTTATTGTATAGAGAGTTCGGTTACGTGTTGACCAGTAGCTACCGTACCTGCACCCCCAGCTGTTAGTGTCATAGCACCTGCACTTGTTATGGTTCCAGCGAGTGTATCTTTTGTACCAGCAGCAGTTGAAACTTGTGTACTAAAGTTACTTACAGCACCCACTGTTGGAGCTGATGTTGGAACAGCGTCAGCTTGGGTGTATGACTGAGTGAAGCTGAATGCTGCACCAGGTACATCCTGTGTGGCTGCTATAGTACCAGGAGCATAAACACCTGAAGTTATAGTACCAACAGAAACTGTTGCTGCTGTTGTACCATCTGTTGTATCGACACCATTTCCAGTGATCGAGAATGAGGATCCTATCCTCTCCACCTGAGTTGCTGCTGCGTTCACCTGTAACTGAATGCTGCTAGACAACTTGTGAGTTATATCTGCTCTTGCAGCAGAAGCACTCAATGATAATAAAGCAAAAGGTAGAAGGAATTTCTTCATTTCTCTTTATATTATATCAGCTGTATTTAGCAACCTTGACATTTATACTCAGTGCTCTTATAATGCATCTAGATATAGCGTAGGTTTTTTCAATTTTATGAAACTTTTTTTAGACACTGCTGATACAGAATTAATTCAGAAAGGATACAGCACTGGACTCATTGATGGTATAACGACCAACCCTTCGCTTATTAGGAAGAGTGGTAGAGATCCTGAGAAAGTATATGAAGATCTCATAGAGATGGGATTGAAGGATATTAGTATGGAGGTTGTAGGAAATAGAAAAGAAATGTATGAAGAGGGTCTTAGATTATTTAAAAAGTTTGGCAAGAATGCAACTATCAAAGTACCATGCACACCCGATGGTCTTGCTGTATGTAAAGAATTATCCAGACAACTTGTTAGAATCAATGTAACTCTTATCTTTTCACCATCACAAGCGATACTTGCTGCAAAAGCAGGTGCAACCTATGTGTCACCATTTGTAGGAAGAGTTGATGATAATTCTTTTGGTGGTCTTTGTTTGATCAAGGACATTGCAAATATATACTCTAAACAAAATTGGAAACAGACAGAAATACTTGCAGCATCTATTCGTAATGTAAGAGATGTTGGTAGAGCATTCGAGTATGGTGCAAACATATGCACTTTACCACCATCTGTTTTTGATAAAATGTACAATCACATTCTTACAGAGAAAGGATTAGAAATTTTTGAAAAAGACTTCATAGCATCTCATGAAAATTATTGATAATGCTTTACCTGATAATATTATAAAATTATGTAATGATGATATAGATTCTAAGATACAACAAAGAGTTTGGGGATCAAATTTAGCGTGGGAAGATGAACTATATGAGGGTTTATCAGGGTCATGCCTTGCTGCTAGTCTAAGTTCATCTTGTTTATTGAGCGTTAGAACAAAACTAATAAAACATTTTCCCAAATCAAATAATTTACAATTCAATTATCATTTTTGGATGAGGCACTCTGGTATCAATTGGCACAATGATGAGAAATGGATTTTTGGTGCGACATTGTATTTGAATGATTGGAAAAAAGAATGGGGTGGATTATTTTTATGGGAGGATAAAGGTCTGCATTGTTTATGTCCAAAAAAAGGAATGCTAGTAGTCAACGATAAGAGGCAACCTCATTGTGTAACACCTGTATCACTAACAGCATCACATGGAAGAAGATCAATACAAATTTTTGCGGATTGACAAATGGATATAGATACTCTACAATATAGTATGAACAAGATTGGTATGGTGGAAAAAGAGTATAGACCATGGGGATGGTTCAAAGTTCTACAAAGGGGTGACAAATATTGTGTCAAACAACTCTTTGTAGAAAAAGATATGAGAATCTCATTACAATTTCACCGTTATCGTACTGAGGATTGGGTAATTGTAGAGGGAGATGGTGTTATAACTCAAAGTAATCTTGAAAGACCATGCAAAGTTGGTGATACATTCCATATATCAATCGAACAGAGACATAGAATAGCAGGTGGAAAGAATGGCATCACTATTATTGAGGTGCAAAGAGGTAAGTGTCAAGAGGATGATATTGTAAGACTTGCAGATGATTATAATAGAGTAGAACATCATACATGGGGGCACTACTAATGTTTACACCAGAAGACCCTGCACATTATCAACGTGGTAAGATACAGGTATGGGATTTTATAGCAGATCAAAAATTAGATTTCTTTGCAGGTAATATAGTAAAGTATATTTGTCGTGCAGGTCACAAGGGTGACAAACTTGAAGATCTAAAAAAAGTCAAAGCGTACATTGACAAATACATAGAATTATGTTCCTAGTCACAGGTGGTGCAGGTTTTATTGGCAGCAATTTCCTTCACTACATTTCTAAAGATACAGATCTACTTGAACCTGTTGTTGTAGTAGACAATCTGTCATATGCTGCAGATGTAAATTTCATACCAGATACAGATCAATTTATTTTTGAGTGGTGTGACATATCAAATGAGAAAAATGTAAATTATATCTTTGAGAAATACAAACCTAGAAAGGTATTTCATTTTGCTGCTGAGAGTCATGTTGATAGATCGATAAAAAATTACAGACCATTCTTGGAATCAAATATAGTAGGTACTATCAATCTGCTAAATGCTAGTGTGAAGCATGATATAGAAAAGTTCCATCACATCTCTACTGATGAGGTGTATGGTTCTTTGGAATATGATGACACAGAATTATTCAAGGAGACTACTCCATATGACCCAAGAAATCCCTACTCGGCAAGTAAAGCAGCGTCCGATTATTTTGTCAAGACATGGCACAACACTTACGGTTTACCTTATCTTATTACTAATTGTTCTAATAACTATGGTCCTCATCAACATATAGAAAAACTCATACCACTTGTGGTGAGTAATGCGTTGGATAATAAGATAACATATATGCATGGTGGTGGACACCAGATAAGAGATTGGCTATATGTGTACGATCATTGTTCTGCTATATGGGAATTGGAAGTACAAGCAGTCATCAATGACACATTCAACATTGGTGGGTCATGCGAGATGAGAAATATAGATGTGACTAAAATGATACTAAGTATGATGAAGAAACCCTTCACTCTAATAGGTATCAATGATGCACGACCTGGTATTGATAAGAGATATGGTATGGATCATAGTAAGATAACTAATCGAACAGGGTGGAGACCATTCACTGATTTTGATATAGGTCTTCGTGCTACCGTTACACATTACTTAGAATTATTATCATGATTTCACTTTATGGACCAGGTTTTATTGGTGGGAATTTCTATCACATGTATGAACCAGAAACTGAGATAGTAGACAGGGATGATCGTAAACCTAAGAGTAAGGATATTCTTTATACCATATCAACTGTGGACAATTACAATGTCCATGATAAAATAACACTAGACGTTGACACTAATTTACATGTCCTTTGCGAGGTTCTTGACCATTGCAGGTCAGAAGACATTACCTTTAACTTCCTTTCCTCTTGGTTTGTCTATGGAAAAGGAATCCTTCCAGCAAAAGAAGACTCTCACTGCGATCCACAAGGATTCTATTCGATCACGAAACTTTGTGCTGAGAATCTTATCAAG